GTTCATTAGTGGCACGCGCGAAACATGGCTTGCTGGCGATCTATTCCGTCAGGCCTCAGGGAATGGTATCTCAGAGATTGCTGGCTCAGTGCTCGGCGTGGATGTCACACGCAACTTTGAACACGCTACTATCGCAGCTGCTAAACGAGTTGGCGACCTATTTGAGACCGAGTTAGTCGCGTCTCTAGTACAGCCAACCGAAGACAAGCTCGTCGAGATGATTGTAAGCATTTGCCAAAAACATCAGATCAGCGCCGTCGCTCTCGATGACCGAGGAATGCACTCGATACATCGCAAACTAAAAGAACGTGGAATCCCAGTCTGGAATCTTTGGAATAAAGAAATCAACACCGCTTGCATGACCGTCTATGCCATGTTCGCTAATGGTCGAGTCCACCACAACAACGACCCACTGCTCCTAGTTCAAAATGGTCGAGCAGTTGCCAAGTATGTTGGCGAGTATTGGCAAATCTCACGCAAAGACTCAATAGGTGACATTGACGCTCTCCTGGCAACTTGCTGGGCACTTTATGTTGCGTCGGCACAAGGTGTCGGTGGTGTAGGTGTATACTAGTCTCGTCCTCCAGACATTCACACAGCGTTGGGGGAGAGAATGCGTTGAGGAATCCCCAACACTCAACGGCTCTCCCTCAACTGCGTGAAACTTCGCGACACGCCACGTCGAATCGGTCATAACACCATAAGGTTCTATATATGGCCTCACTTTGGCAAAGACTGACCGGCACTGAACCGCGTATAGAAGCGCGTTCTATCGTGCCGCCTATTCCCATTCGTTCTGACACTGTCGTCAATACGAACTCGGCACTCTCACTAGCTGGCGTTTACCGCGCAATCCAAATCATTGCCACGCCCATCTCTAAAGCATTGCCACTCGAAACTTATCGCTTTGGTGGAGGCCTCGAGCAGAAGATTGAAAACCCTGTTCTCGTCAACAACCCGAGCTTGTCCGAATCACGCAAAGACTTTATCTTCTCAACCGTGACTAGCCTGGCACTCTCAGGTGAAGCGTATTGGTATAAGTCATATGACTCACGTGGTCAAGTCAACGATCTAACTCTGCTCGTTGCCTCCTCAGTTCAGCCAACACTTGATGGCCCAAACGGTATGAGCGGCAACAAAGTATTCGACTACATGGGCAAAAGATTTACGACACGCGACATTGAGCAGCTGCGCTTGTTCTCAGTGCCCGGCAACCTTCGCGGACTCGGCCCTATTCAAGCAGCAGGTAATGACATTGCCACCGCGTTAGATCTACGCAACTTCGCAAGCACCTGGTTCTCAAGTGCTGGCGTTCCGACCGGAGTCTTGAAAACCGGCAAGATGCTCACTAAAGAGCAGGCCGAGGAAATCACCTCAAACTGGCACACCAAGCAGGCAACTAGACAACTCGCAGTGTTGAGCGAGGGGTTTGATTACCAAACCATAAACGCCACGCCGCAGGACTTAATGTTCACTCAGGTCGCAGCTCAGTCGACTCAGACTATTGCTCGCTTGTTTGGTGTGCCAGCTCGTCTGCTTCTTACTGGAGTCGATGGCACTAGCGACACTTACACAAACTTGAGCGACGAGCAGCAAACGTTCTACCGCCATACACTCATGGCATACACAAACGCCATCGAAGACGCGCTAAGCGCGTGCCTCCCTCGGGGAACCTCGGTGCGCTTCAACTATGAAGGACTTTACAAGGCCGACATGAAGACTCGCTGGGAGATGTATGACATCGCCACTGGTGGAGTTGCATGGCTAACGCCGGATGAAGTTCGCGCAAAGGAAGGACTATAAATGTCTGAAATAGAAATCCGCGAAGTCGAGTTTCGACTAGCAGAAGAAGCCGGTACTATCACTGGCCTCGCAGTCCCATTCAACGAACCAACCGACATTGGCGGAGCCTACCGCGAGCAGTTCGCACCAGGTTCTATTCGCAACGCTGAAGGTGTCAAAATCTTTTATGGCCACGATCACCAAGACCTACCAATCGGTCGCGTAATCTCAGGTCGCGAAACTGACAAAGGTTTTGAGATTACCGCCAAACTAACCACTGGTGTTCAGCGTGCCGACGAAACACTCGCGCTAATGCGTGACGGTGTTCTAAACAAGTTTTCGGTTGGCTTCATGCCAGTCGAGCAGACTCGCGAGGGCGACCTCGTGACAAGGACTCTAGTTGACCTGAAAGAAGTCAGCGTTGTCCCATTCCCAGCCTATTCAGGCGCGGAAATCACCCAAGTTCGCGAGGAGCAGGAAACTGAACCTAGCGACGACATCCAACAAGAAAGTGAGAGTCCAGTGTCAGAAAACACCGAACTCGACGTTCGCTCCATCCAGGATGAACTCGTAGAGGTTCGTCGTATGGTTGAGGCTAACGCCGCACCACAAGCTCCTGTTGCACCATCGTTCGAGAAGTTCCGTAGCCAGGGCGAGTTCGCCAAGGCTCTGGTTACTGGCGACGAAGCAGCAATCGAGCTATGCCGAGCAGCAACCTCCGCCAACACCTACTCGCTTCCGGGCTGGGTTGGCTTCATTAACAACCTCATCGACCTCAACCGTCCATCATGGAACGTTTGGTCACGAGGCGCACTGCCAGCATCGGGTCTAACCGTTGACTACGCTAAGGTTTCGGCTAACACCGTTGCAGTAGGCGTTCAGTCGACCGAAAACACCTCGATCAGCGACGGTCAAATCACCATCGCTAACACCTCGACCGCAGTCAAGACCTACGCTGGTAAGACCACCTTGTCACGTCAGCTTGTCGAGCGTTCGTCAACTCCTTACCTTGACACCGCATTCCAGGCGCTAAGCATCGCTTACGCCAACCAGACCAACGCAGCAGTCGTATCGGCAATCGCCGCTCTCGACTTCACTGGCAAGATCATGGACATGGATGGCGGAACCGCTGTATCGGTTCTCGAAGGTATCATCGACGGTGCAAAATACATCAAGACCAACTCAGGCCTAAACGCCGAGTTCATTCTTGCTGGCCCAGCACTTTACAAGTATCTCGTCACCTTGGCAGACACTCAGGGACGCCCAATCGTTCGCATTGACGGTGGACAGGCGACCGGTGAGAGCATCGGCTCAAGCCCAGCCCCACTCCAGGCAACCATCTGGAACCTGCCAATCATCGTTGACACGACCCTAGGCGCAACCGTTGGCTACATGGCCAACTCGGCTGCTCTCCAGGTATTCGAGTCGGCTGGTGCACCTGTCCGCCTAGTAGACGACATGAGCGGCGTAGCCACCTTGTCGAACACTTACGCAGTCTATGGATACGCAGCCATCACCGTTCCATTCGAGTCTGCAATCGTCAAGCTCGACTTCACCGCCTAGGACTAAAAATGGCTGTTACATTGCAAGACTTCAAGGATTACGTTGGGACTAAGGACGCCACAAGCTTCCCTCAACGTTGCCTTGACGCTGGCCTCGCAGAAGTCACCGAAATGCTCGGAGCAGTTACCACTGTGCCGGCATCGGTACAAGACTTATGCGTGCTTCAGTGCGCGTCTGAGCATTGGAACCGCCGCAACGCTCCAAGCGGTATCGCGCAGTTCGCCGACGGATCAGGGCAGGGGATGAGAGTCAGTTTGGACACTAAACGTTCAATCTACGCTCAACTCCTGCCCTATCTAGGGTTTGCTGTATGAGCGAAGTTGGTGCAGCGAAAGCCGAACTGGCTCTAACGCTTCAGGGAGAGGGACTCGATGTCTACTCATACATCCCTGCACGCGTCACGCCACCGGTCATCGTTATTAGGCCAGCATCACAATACATCACGCCATCCTCAGTTGGACGCGGTTACACTGCCAACCTTGAACTACAAGTTATTGCCGGGACAGCAGACAATGAGTCATCGAGCGATGACCTCGACGATCTAATCGAAGAAGCCATCCTGGCATTACCAGCAGACGCAGGCCTGAAAGAAGTTTCGGCACCTTACACGCTTGTCGCCAATGGTAATGATTACTTGGCTGCCACAATCGGTATCGACTTACAACTCTCAATATAGAAAGGTTCTAAGATGCCAGCATCGACCAGAATCAAAGCAACAAACATCAAGTTCACAATCTTGTCGACTGATTACGCAATCGACGCTGACATGGTAGAACTAAGCATGGCCGACGCTCCTGGAGGTCAGCAGACCTTCTGTGAGGTTCAGCCATTGCAGAACTGGAAACTAAAAATCTCGGGTATCGCTTCAGGCGACTCAGGATCTCTTTACCAGCTGCTATTCGCAAACTACGGAACTGAAGTTGCATTCAAGGTTGCGCCATTCGGCAACACCGTTGCAACTTCCACCCAGCCGATTTATGAGGGAACGGTTATTTTTGATGACCTGCCACCTCTATCGTTGTCATCGGGTGACATCGTAAAGTTTGAGACCACGCTAACGGTCAAGAACTCGGTTCACACTCCATCAGCTACGCCTCCAATCTTCTTCGGCCTCACCAAGAAGACCTCAGCGTAATAACATGGCTCGAGAATCAGTCTCGAGCGGTTCTGTCCAAATCGAAGGCCTTGGGTTGCTTCAAAAGCAGCTCAAGGCTCTCGAAGCGGATAAGGCAGACTTACTCGAAGCAAACTTGCACGCAGCTGAAACTCTAATCAAGTCAGCCAGCGGACTTGTGCCATCTTTGACTGGTTCATTAAAAGCAACGCTTCGCCCATCCAAGACTCAAAGATACGCTCAGGCTTCAGCTGGTAATGCCCGGGTGCCATACGCAAACCCTATTCACTGGGGCTGGTCAGTGGTTGGTGCAAGCCATAAGGGCAAACTTGCTCCTGGCACTGTGCGAAACATCAAGCCACAACCGTTCTTCGCCAAAGCACTGGGATACACTTATCAGGAAATCATCAACAACTATCAACGTGATTTACAAAAACTGATCAACAAATACGGACTCGGAGAATAACAAATGGCAACCATTGACTTCAACAGCATGACTCTCAACGAGATTGAACTCATTGAGAACTTAACCTCACGCAACATTGACTCAATCATGGCCGACGACGCGCCACGCGGTCGAGTATTCAAAGCCATTATTTTTATTTACAAGAAGCGCACTGATCCAAACTACACATTCGAGCAAGCCGGCAGCCTATCCCTTGAGGAAGCATCGGCCTTGTTCGGAGGTGAAGATACCGACCCAAAAGAATGAGAGAGGAGCAAGCTCGACGCAAAGCTGAGTTCTGTGTTGCTACTCGCATGAGTCCAACAGAGTATGAAGCGTTGACACTTTACGAATACAAGGCGTTTATTGAGGCTTTGGGTTCAAGTCGAGGTGAAACCGAATGGCCGCAACTCTAAACTTCAAGTTCGTTGCTAACGCAGTAGGACTCAAAAAAGGTGTTGACGACGCATCTAAGAAACTCACTGGCTTGCAAAAGACCACTGAGGGCGTCTCTAAAAAACTGAAGGCCGCCATTGGTGCGGTTACATTCGTGGCCATTATAAAAGGCCTTACAGACGCTGCTAAGGCTGCATCTCAGGATGAGATTGCACAAAACAAGCTGGCTTTGCAAATCAAAACATCCACTGATGCGACTGATGCTCAAATCAAGTCAAATGAAGCCTTTATCCTGGCAACCTCAAAAAGCACTGGTGTCTTGGATGATGTCCTTCGCCCGGCTTTGGCTAACGCAGTTCGTGGCACTGGAGATCTA